GTATCAAATTGTTTTAATCTATTTAAACTTTATACTTTTCTCCGAACATTATCAATGGCTACTTTAGCTTTTGTTGATGCCGTAACTAATGAAGCTTATTCATTGGTAATGCAATACAGCCGTTCGTTGCTTGTATTGCGTCTAGTTACTCCTGTGATGTGTTATTTGACACTCATTTTGTTAGCTGGTCACTATATGGTAATTCCTATGTACCGTAGCTCAAAACGTGCGTTCCGACGTCTTATAGGTCCGTACGTTTATAGTCTTGTGGTTCATTACTGCTCGACTATGGTCTTTCCTCTTGTTAGGTCAGAGTTTCAGCACGTAGATTTGCCGACTCAGAAGGTATCAAAACATCATACGCATCCTTCTGCTGCTAGTGACCGTACTAGTATGGCGGGATTGATTGATAGGATAATCAGGAAATGTGGTTATGTTCCTTATTCAGTCAGCATGAGCGGGAGAGATTTGAGAGCAGAAAATATGGGGGATCGTTTGTTCCACATGGCAAAGGATTTGGCTATGCCCTTCAGAAATGATCGCATAGGAAAAGCCAACATCATTAAGCTCGTTGATGTCGATTATTACCTTCATATGAATGATTACTTAGCATATGGTGTACCTATTATTATGTACACGTTTTGCCCACGTAGTGTCGCAGGTTCCTTACCTGATGCTTCTTACACCATCGTCAATGATGAAGTGTTCGTGGATGTTAATGGTGGTGCTAAGTATAGTCATATGATTTGGGATTATGAGACTGATTCTATGGTTAGTGATCATTGGTGGGGCTCAACTGTTTGGTTGGTTGAGTCAAGAACTTGCCATGATGTGAATAGAAAGTTGGTAGCTTTGTTTCCAGTTCGTTATGTCTACAGTCCATTGGGCTGGATGATATCAGGATACAGACTGGTCCGTAGGAGATTTACTTTTGGTAATATAAACTTCTCGAAATATCAACAAATTGTTGCTGATAAATTGACTTGTTTTATAAGCATGGGCAGGCCAGGTGATCGTGTTTCGTTTGTCTTACCTGAAACCGTTTA